CACCATCAACTCCGCCAATCACATATAATTCCTACTTTGTGGAAATTCATACATGTGGACAATGTGAATATGGTAATAGTTTTAATGGTGGATTAGGTGGTTATGTTAGATTCCCAAGTAATTTTACGCCAACTATTGGCAAGTTCTACAGAGAATCTGATGGAATTAATCTTTATTCATATAAGATATTAAATTATTATGCTGGTCCAACTAATGGTACTATATTGATTACAACACCTTATGATAGTTGTTATGACGCTTGTGGTCAACCTTTACCATCACAAACACCAACATCCACACCAGCATCAACACCGGCAGCAACACCTACAACGGACCCATTATATGGTTATTATAGAAGTACGGGATTATCGGATTATAATGATTTCTGTACAAACGGTGTTGGATATACAACTACTGCTTTGTGGTGGAGTAAGAAATCCAATATTTTTGATGCTATTGGAGGTAACGCGGATCAAATAATTTATGAGGACACAAGTTATACACCATTTAACGGGTTAGAATTATGGTATGCAATAAGTACAGATGGTTCGTTTAATACAATATCGGGTACTTCATTCAAAGCCGTTAAAATTGGTGCTGACGGAAGCTACTTGAGTTCCGCAGTGGTAACTTGTAGTGGAGGTGGTGGCGGTGGTCCAGCGGAAGTATAAGAGATAAAAGAAAAATAAAAAAATATATAGTTAGTTATTTATAAAAGGTGAGAAAAATTAAACATTCAATAAGCAGAAAATCAATCCCCAAAGTGAAATTAGTTTCATTAACGGGTAAGACATGGTTTGATGCGGACGGAAGTTTATTTGAATGGTCAGGAAATACGGGTAATTTACCTACAGGATTCACACCAACAACCGGTTATACTGTCTATAATGTAAGCGGTGGAACTGTAGATGGTGGTTATTATTATAAATGGGGAACACCTACAGTTAACACATGGAATAAAATTACGGGAACCACATCCTACATTAATTCTCAAATATATGATACTCACCAAGTACCATTATTTTTAGAATCGTCAGTTGATGAGTACGGACCAATGGTTGATTTTGATGGCGATGTTGAACAAAACACAATTACTGCAAATTTTTCTTATGACATTAGTTGTACGGATTATACAATTACAGTTTATAATACCACAAATTTTGGTAAACTAAAACAACTTAGAGACGCAACATATTCGGTACAATTTAACGGAGGTACAAAATTATCAATGAGTGCAAATCAACCACTCGTTAAAAACATATCAACGAATGGAGTACAAAATATAAAAATTACGTTAGACTCGGCTTTCTTAACTTCTCAAGTTGTTAAGAGTGTTAATGTAGATTGTACTCAATTTGTTAACGCATCACCAACACCAACAACAACTATTACACCAACAAATACCGCTACACCAACTGTAACACCAACTGTAACACCAACAAATACAATCACACCAACAGTTACACCAAGTCTTACTGCAAGTAATACCGCCACACCAACAAATACTATAACACCAACAGTTACACCAACAAATACTATAACACAAACTGTTACTCGAACAAGTATTGCTACGAGAACACCAATTAGTACGTCAACACCAACAAATACTGCGTCAGTTACACCAACACCGACGAATACGGTAAGTATTGGATTAACACCAACTGCGACTACAACGGTAACTCCAACAAACACTACAACACCAACCGTAACTCCAACAATTACAAATACAAGAACACCGGCATCTACACCAACACAAACGGCGACTAACACACAAACACCAACGAATAGTGTGACGCCGACTGTAACCCCAACAAATACTGTTACACCTACTAATACGATTACACCAACTGAAACATTAACACAAACACCAACACCAACGGTGACAGAAACGATTACGCAAACTCCAACCAATACCGTTACATCAACAGAAACACCAACACCAACGGTGACAGAAACTCCTACGCAAACACCGACCAATACTGTTACACCTACAGAGACGCCGACAGAAACACCAACCTCAACACCGACAGAAACTCCTACGCAAACACCAACGAATACAGTAACTCCGACCAATACTGTTACGCCTACTGAAACTATTACACCAACTGTTACAGAAACGCCGACTCAAACACCGACTAATACTGTCACACCAACGAATACTATTACCCCAACCGAAACTCCGACAGAGACACCTACACAAACTCCAACAGAGACACCTACGCAAACGCCAACGAATACTGTTACGCCAACCAACACTGTTACACCAACGGTGACAGAAACACCAACACAAACACCAACAAACACTGTTACACCAACAAATACTGTAACACCAACTGAAACACTTACACAGACTCCAACAAATACTATCACTCAGACAGTTACTGAAACTCCTACGCAAACGCCAACGAATACAGTAACACCAACGAATACAGTAACCCCAACAAATACTATCACTCAGACAGTTACTGAAACTCCTACGCAAACGCCAACGAATACAGTAACACCAACTGAAACTATTACACAAACACCAACACCAACGGTGACAGAAACTCCGACGCAAACGCCAACGAATACTGTTACGCCAACAAATACTATTACACCTACTGAAACTGTTACACCAACGGTAACAGAAACACCTACGCAAACACCGACTAATACTATTACACCAACAGTTACAATTACACCAACGGTAACAACAACTGTCACTCAAACATTAGATTGTGTGGTTGGAGCCACATTTACTGAAATTTATGTTGTACCGTCACCATCATTGACACCAACAAATACTGTTACACCGAGTGTTTCACCAAGTAATACTGTAACACCAACAATGACACCAATACCAACAAGTACTCCGTTACCTAATTTACCAAATTATGAAGGACAAAGAACGATTAGTAATGCAATTTGTAGAGCTTCGGATCCCGCATTTGTTAATACCTATTATAGAAATTACGATGGACATAGTGATAAATTAAATTGGTTAAACATTATAAATCCTGAAGATAATTCGGTATATAATGTAAGTGAATTGAATGTTAAACAAATATATAATATTGCCGGTCAACAGCTATTACAACGTTATGGTGGTGTAAATAATGATGCTTATGCAAGAATAGATTTAAGTTATTATACAGGTACAATTATACCTGGAAATACATATTTTGTTAAATATGATGTTTATTGTGTTAATGATTGTGGATGCGCCGTGACACCGGTAGTTGTTGATGCTGTAAGTACGTTTATTGTTTCTGGTCTAACAGTCGGGTCACCAACATTTTCACCTGTTAAATATAGTACAAACACAAGTGGTCAAAATGCGTGTTATCCATTCAACGAAACAAAAACGATTCACTATAATATCGCCGAAACTAATATTAATATAGGTGCACCATTAGTTGTTGGGTCAACAATTTATTTAGATGGACCTCATACAACTACAGCACCTGCAGGGGCGTACGTTATGAGAAATAATAACAAATATATTGTAAACTCAAGTGGTGTGGTAACATCTATTGAAACAAATGTTTGTACAACCCCACCAACATTCTCACTTGATTTTAAGAAGGACACATATACTGTTAATATTGGTACACCACAAAGTGCATTAGTTGTTGGAAATTCTTATAGCCTATATAATAGTGGTTGTAGTGCTGCAACATTAAGAGGTACTGTACAAAGCACTAGTGGTTCGGTTGGTAATACAACAATAACATTAACAAATTGGACATTTTATTGTGATAACTAATATAAGAAATGATAATTATTAAATAACGAATGAGATACTTTTATGTAAAAATTACCACCGGGACATCACAAGGTCCTTACAACATCTACTACGATGGTGTAAGTACTAACTATGCCACTTTGGTATATGATAACGTAAATGCTGTAAACGTATCTTATTCTGATTTAACAACAACGTTGGGTGTTTTAGTATCTATTCCATTAGGTTCATCAACAATAACATTACAAAATACAAAAGAAAATTGTTTATTTGATGTTGTCTATTCGGTACCAACACCAACACCTACACAAACACCATCGTCAACCGCAACACCAACCGTTACACCTACTAATACGATAACACCAACCGTTACTATTACCCCAACAAATACTGTAACACCAACTAATACTGTAACGCCAACAAATAGTATCACACCTACAGTGACAGTTACGCCAAGTGTAACACCAACTAATACCGTAACTCCAACAAATACTATCACACCAACAGTTACAATTACATCAACAAATACGGTTACTCCAACGAATACTATAACTCAAACGAAAACGCCGGCATCAACTCCACCATCAACACCAACACAAACGCCAACACAAACAGGAACACCGGCATCAACACCAGCATCAACACCGAATTCAACGCCGGTAGCAACAACAACTCAAACAGGTACACCAGCATCAACGCCAGCGACCACACCAAATTCGACACCGAATTCAACGCCAGCATCAACGCCAGCATCAACGCCAGCATCAACGCCAGCATCAACGCCAGCATCAACGCCAGCGTCTACACCAACCTTCCCAGCACTTTCAGTTTCAGTAAGTTCAACAACTTTACAAACTTGTTGGAACACTAATAATGCATCGTTTACACTAAGTGCATCTGGTGGTAATGGTGCACCATATGAATATTCAAGAGATAATGTAAATTGGCAATCAAGCGCCACCTTTAGTAGTTTGGCTGGTGCATCATATACGGGTTATGTTAGAAATAATAATCGTTTAGGTACCGTTGCAAGTACCTCTGTTAGTAGTTTAGCTAGAAGTCAACCATCCGCAAGTGTTCAAGCGGCAATTTTCACTAGTTGTTGGAATAGTTCAGATGGTTCATTAACATTAAGTGCTTCTGGTGGTTCTGGTGGATACACATATAGTATTAATAATGGGGCGTCGTATCAAGCAAGTACTGAATTCAATAACTTAACTTCAAATACATACTACTATCGAGTAAAAGATAGTAATGGTTGTGAGTCACAGTCATTAGAACAATATGTTTTAGTAACGAACACACCAAACGCAACATTTACATCTACAAATATATCTTGTAATGGAGGTTCAGACGGAACCATAGCAACCGCGATAATTGATTCTAATGGAGTTTACTATAGATATAATGCGGGAAGTAGTTTTACAAACACAGGTGGAACCAGATATTTTGTTGGTCAGTCTAGAGGAAGTTTAACTGCAGGTTCATATACGTTTAGAATTTACAATTCACCTGAAACATGTTACCAAGATTATACAATTACATTAACTCAACCAACTTTACAAACTGCATCTATTACAAATGTAGTGGGAGCAACAAGTGGTGACAATGGTTCATTAACCATATCTTCAGGTGGAGGAACGTTTAATAAAATATATAGATTATATAAAGATAGTGCATCACCATACAATGACTACCCTACGGATAATTTAATTGCAACTTACAGTAACGTAACTGCAGGTTCACCATCATTTAATGTAACAGGTTTAGCTTGTGGATATTATTGGTTACAAGTTACAGACGCAAATGGATGTCAAACAAATACAACGACATATCAAGTCACTTGTCCTCAAATATATTATATATATCAAGTTTTAAGATGTAGTAATGCCTCTACCTCATATATGTCGTCACCAGATTTATTACCAAGTCAATTCTTAGGTGGAACTAAAGCAGTTAAAATTGATAGTATTTGTTACCAAATTGATTATTACGTAACCTCATCGTACAATCAAGAAGCTTTACATTTGGTGGATGGTCAATACTCAACATATTACACCTCATGTAATAATTGTACTGGTGGCGGTGGTGGACAGGAACTTTAAAATTAGATTTTAACTTTATATAGTTCCTAAAATTAATTATATTAGATAAACCTTATAAAGATATTTATAGGTGTAACTAAATAATATGGCGGACTCATTAGGATCAATAACATTTACAATTCCTTATACTTCAAGTGAGATTACACAAACTTACTTGAATGACTATGATTATTCAAAAACAGGATTTACTGCCACATCCACAGGATATACGTTTATTGCTATTGGTACAAGTAGATTATCAGAATTAAAAAAATATGGTTCAGGTGGTTATACTCAATCATTAACGTCAGGTTCAATGAGTGACGGAACAACATACACTGGATATACGATTGATACACTTAATTTTCAAGATTTTTCGGATGGTACCACTCAAATTATAGGAACCACACCAAATTTTAGACATACAACAACAGGTTTCACTATGAGTGGTGCAACCGACGGGTTTTCTACCAAATTTGGATACACCACAGGTAATACTACAAATTTTGCAACTGAATACGTAATAAATAATATGTTAACTCGAAACGAACATTTCTTGGGATTTGTGGAACAACCTACCGTTTATTCGGATGTTTTTGTGGAGAGGGGAAAACAAGGAGTGATGGAGAATAACCTTCGTTTGGGGGAGATTGACAACATGGGAGAATTAAGCGTTTATGGAAATAAATTCTTTACGATTAAAAAACAATAAGATTTATATTTATTAATAAAAGAAAATGGCAGTAGGATCATATGGTATAATTAGACCGGCGGACGTTTCACCATCAGATGTGGAGATTTTATATCATTACACAGCTAATAGAACATCCACGGCCGAGGTAACATTAAAGAAATTAGTATCTGAGGATATATTGACACCTGTGTATCATAATGATGAAACCACAGATTCAACAACCGCACCTAATAATGAAATTATAGGTGGATTGTATAATTTAAAATTAAAATCTGCAGATTTCTCAGAATTAGGAATTTACACATTACATATTAGACCAAAACAAATTAGAACCTCAATTACGGATTGTGGTGTTTTGGCCGCATTACCATCGGTTAGAGGGTTAGTTATTGATTTGACAAACGTACCTTCACTTGATAAAAATAAGTTTACACCACAGGGTTTAGTGGGATATAGAGTTGAATATATTAATAGTGCAAATAATCAAAAAGTTCCCAATTTTTACAGGGTGGTAACGTCTTCTTTCTTTTGTGAACCGGTTGTTTCTAACTTAACAACCACAACAGAAAAGGCCATAAGATATCGTTATAAGGATTCTGCAACAAACTTAATGTTTTTAACATTAACACCATCTTCAGCGCCTTCAAGTAGACCAAATGTGGTTCCATTTATTGGTGAACCAAGTCAAAAAATTATATTAACAAATACATTCTTTAACCCAACAACAGTTGAGGTTGAAATGGTTGAACATGATTCATCAACATTGGCACACGCACTTTACGGTAATCAATCTAAGGCGGTTGCACCTGGTATATACACAATTTACGATGAGGCTAATAACATCTACAAACAATACAACTTATTTGAAATTAAGGATGAGTTTAATAATAGTCTTTTCGAGGTTAGAGAAGAAAGAACAAATATTGATGAGACTTTAAATTTAGATAATATCACTAACGCATAATGACAGTAGTAAAAAGAAGAGTTCCAAGTTTGGCCGCAAGCGGTAATCAAACCTTTAGTGATAGTTTAGTCGGTGTGCAAATTACCGACGGAAGCTCACAACTGGCGAACACGAACTTTGCTGTAGATAAAATTATACCAGAAAAAGATAGTAAAAATTTTAAAACATCACCCTTTTCTGAATTTTTAACATTAGATAATTTAAAGACTGAAGAAGATGTTCCATCAACTCAAGACGGAAGTATTCAAAAAGATGAGAAGATAAAATTCAAAGGTGGAATTGATGATGCTGGTAAATCACTTTACGGTTCATTAAAACAAAGATTAAATGTTTCTGTTGGTAAAATTATTACAAAATTTCCAGCATCAATATTAGTAGATAGTGATAGTCTTGTTAAATCATCAAACTATACCGCATCAGGAATCACATATAACACCGGTTCAACAAGTACAGATTTTTATGTTCAAAAATCAATTTTATATAATCCGTTTGATGTTGTTTTAGTTACACCAAGTAGTAATACAACACCAGTAACTAAAAATAAAATTAGAAATTTCTATTCTTCATATAAAAAATATGTAGTTGATTATAGTGGTCAGACTTATGATGTATTAAATTATACAGAACCTGATACAAACAATTTAATAAAATTAAGAGTATCGGGAAAACCATTTGGTACAGGTTTAACAATCAATGATAATTTTTTAATAAGGCCAAACGATACAATTAATGAGGAGTTCTTTAAAAATTTAGATGACTTAGAAGAACTATTATTAAATAGAGAATCTAATCCTAAATTTACCGCATCATTTAAAGTACCAAGAGATAGTTTTGACCAAACGACAACGGATATTATTTCTGTTGACGTTTCATGGCCATTATCAAGAGACGGATGGAACCCACAAATTATTGGAACCAACTACGAATATTATGTTAGTAAGTTAAGTGACCTCGCTGATGAGATTGATGATTATAAATCAAATTTAATTGTTAGATTTTTAACGTCACCACAACTATTTGAATTTGATACCGAAGACCGAAAGGCAGAATCGGTATTTCAACTATACGGACAATCTTTTGATAGAGTTAAAAAATATATAGATAACATCGCCTTCATGAGGAATGTTAGTTATGATGGATTAAATAATGTTCCCGATATTTTATTAAAAAATTTATCAGAAACATTAGGATTATCTACCGTTAATTTATTTAACGAGAAAAGTTTAAAAGATACAATACACACAAGAACGGACACACAATATTCAGGAGTATCGATTGGTAAAACATTAATTGAAGCTGAATATGAATTTTATAGAAGATTATTAACAAACTTAGCTTACCTATATAAATCAAAAGGTACAAGACAATCTTTAGAATTCTTTTTAAAATTTTTAGGGGCACCAAATCAGTTAATTAGAATTAATGAATTTGTATATGATGTGAAATCTAAGATTAATTTAAATTATTCTGGTGACACATATGAAACAGTACAAGGAACAAAAATAGATACGAAAGTCACTGGATTCACATCAACAGTTGTTACGTATAATATTGTTGGTGGAAGTACACAAACGGGTAATACTTATAATACTGGTTTAATAACAGGTTCGACAAATCTAACATTAGATGAATACCCTATTGATGAGAACGGTTTACCAAGGAAAGTTACAAGTTTAAATTCTGACATCTATTTCCAAAAAGGTTCAGGTTGGAATAATATTACGTTAGATCATAGGTCATCAAATATTATTGATAATGAATTATCAATATTAACAGGTAGGACTAAAACAATAAAAACAAAACCAAAAGATTATACATATGGGGAAGACTATTTTGATAGTTTCAGAACTTTAGATGGTCTTGATTATGGATTTGAATTAGAAAAAAGAATTGATAATAAGAAAGTTAGTGTTAGTAATGACGAAACATTATCTAAATTTATTTTAAATAGAAAAAACATTGAGGTTTATTTGGTACCATCACAAGGTATTGAATATGACATATATAGACAAGGTAGAAATGAAGAATTAACGTTTGGTAATTTAACACCCCAAACCGGTAGAACCTTTGAAAATTTTATTGACACCGTATTGGGTCAAGTAATTACTAATTCAAACAGTGTTAAATTTAGTAAATCTTATACGGCATTAACTAAAGTCTTTTATGAATACTCAACTAATACGGGATTTACTCCATATAATTTTGCATCGGTAAATGAATTCATTAATAAAATGAGTCCATATTGGATTCAAGTTGTTGAACAATTTGTTCCTGCAACTACATTATGGACAGGTGGTAATTTAATTGGAAACAACATTTTTAATAGGTCAAAATACGATTATAGAAAACCAAGATATGGTATCTCATATACTGGTAACACAACTTACGAAAGTGGTACATATAATTGTGAAGAAATAGAATAATAATATAAATATTTATAACATATGAGCTTTTTAAATACAGGATATTCAGCAACGGTTGCGGCAAGATTAACACAAAAGGGTAGAAACTCTATCGCAAAAGGTAATTTTGTTGTAAGTTATTTTGCGGTGGGAGATTCTGAATACAATTATAGTGGTGGAACGTCAAGTCAAAACGTATTGGCGCCGTTTGATAAAGATAGTCACGTAAAATATCCATTGTGGTATACAAGTGGAAGTACATTTTTTGGAATACCTGTCGATGGTTCAACAAAAACTATATGCAATAATTTAGTTACCGCAAATAGTGATTGGACATTGAGTACAGTTTGGGATAAAAATCCTATTGGGGATGCATCAAATTCGTATACAACAAATCCATATGTTGGTGTTAAAAATTTATTAGGTTATTCATCATCTTCAGGACAAACATATAACACAGGTACAACAATATATGATACCACAGGAACCGCGGTGATTATTTCTCCTGAAGAACAAAAGGCAATCGCGATATTACATTATACACAGAATGGAACTACGAGTGACCCATACAGATTTTTTAAGTATGACGATTACATCTGTATAGATAACACAACAGGTCAAACATCGTTTAATGTTACATTGACCTCAATTATGTATCACAGATCATCATTGGGAACATCTGGTGCAACATTTACAATGGGAACCGTTGATAAAAAAATGGTATCTAATTATAATTCAAGATATGAATTACCATATAGAGATTTAGTAGATTCACAAACTAATAGAGTTGGTAAAATATTTCACAATCAAAAACTTGTAGTATTTGATGATGAGGAAATTGTCGCAGCATTAGATACATCATCATCAAGAAATTATACATTAACAGCACCAAAGGTTGATGTACTTGTTACAAGTAATAGTCCAATTACAGGTTTAACCACTGGTAAAACTATGTGGGTTACGTATAAATTTAGTGGAGGTACAGTATCTGATGACTTACCTTGTAATTATTTTATGAAAGTAACAGGGTCAACTAATGATGAAAATGTTACAGTTAAATTTAATAGTGGTGGATTTAAACATTTAAATAGTGGTTATACTGCAACTCAATTTCATATATTAACTCAAATAAGAACAACAGGAGAACAACCATTACCAAATGAATGGAAAATTGCGAATTTTACAAATGAAAGTGGTTTAGGTAATAATGTTGATAATTTAAAAACCGGACACACGTTTACAATAAATCAATCAAATTTACCAACAACAACATATTCATCAGGTCTATCTTCTTTTGGAACAGATAGGGCATTTACAGGAGCAACAATAAGTGGTACAGTTACATTGGTAAGATCTAGCGATATTGAAGAAATGGTGTTTAATTTAAATCTTCCATCAGATAAATTCACAACATCTCAAAACCCAACATTTACAGGTACATCTAAAATAACTGAAGTCGCATTACTTAATTCCAATAAAGAAACATTGGCCATGGGTAAATTAGCCTCTCCGGTAACAAGAAGTGGTAATCAGGTAATCCAAGTTAAAATAGATTTCTAAAGCTTTACATTTAAACTTATTAGGTTTAAATTTTATATTATGATTACAGATGTAAAATTTAAAAACAAACCAAAAATTCTTGGTTTGGATATAAGTACAAAAACCATAGGTTTTGCTTTATTTGATATAAGTGGTTCTAAATTATTGGAATTAACTCACTTCTCCCCAAAAATTAAGCCTCAACCAGAAGATAAGTTAGAAGAACTTATGATGAAAGCAAATGCATTTCAGAAAGTTTTAGATAACTATAAAGACATGGGTATAACTCGTGTTATCATTGAAGAACCATTATTGAATTCAAATAACGTTTATACCGTAGGTACATTACTAAGATATAACACATTAATTTGTAAACTTATTTACGATAATTTTCAAATCGTACCAACATTCATATCAACATACAATGCAAGAAAATTCGCATTTCCTGATTTGGTTGGACCAAATGATAAAGGACGTAATGTTTTATTTGGAGGTTATCCAAAAGATATCGACAAGAAAAAAGTAATATGGGAACATGTTAATGATGTTTGTCCTGATATTAATTGGTTAAAAGGAAAGAATGATGTTTTGAAGAAAGAAAATTTTGATATGGCGGATGCTGTTACTTGCGTTATTGGTTATTTCAACATGATTAAACAAGAAAAATAATATCCGGCAACTCACATTTTATTATGCGATTTGTTTGTGTTATACTTATTAATAGGACGGAACAAGGCGTAAAAAACTTTGTTTGGTTGGTAGGGGGACTCGGTGGTGCGGGTCTCCCATTTTTTTTTATCATATATTTTTCTTATAATTCTACTGTATGAACAATCAAGAAGTAGATTATAGTGCAGTTTTCGAGATACTAGAAGATATTTTTGGTGACTATAAAAATCATAGTGACTATAAATCTCAGGTTAGTTTTGATTGTCCAGTTTGTTCATACGATATAAAAAGTTTAGACCACGGGGATGGAAAGGGTAATTTAGAAATCAATTACAGGTATGGGGTTTATAAATGTTGGGTGTGTGCTGAATCACATGAAACACATGGTACCATATATAAATTAATTAAAAAGTATGGTAACGCTAAACAACTCAAAAAATATCTTTTATTAAAACCTGAAGAACAAGATGAGGGAGTAAAAAAAGTATATAATCAGATTAAGTTACCATCAGAATTTATTCCTTTTAGAGATGCGAGTTTTGGAATGAAATTAACCCCCGGTTATAAACAAGCATACAACTACATTAAAAGAAGAAACATTACTGATTTAATGTTACAGATTTATAACATTGGATTTTGTGCTACGGGGATATATGAAAATAGAATTATTATTCCATCTTATGATGAGAACAATAGAATAAATTATTTCATTGCTCGTTCATACTTGAACAATACAAAAATGAAATATAAAAATCCACAGGCACAAAAAGAGATTATTATATTCAACGAGAAATTAATTGATTGGAATGAAACTGTTTATATAGTTGAAGGTGCATTCGACAGTATATTCATTCCAAATGCAATTCCAATGTTAGGTAAATTTATGAGTGAACATTTATTCAATAAACTTTACAATAACGCAAAAAAAATTATAATAGTGTTAGACCCTGATGCATATAACGACCAAGAGAGATTGTATCATAGATTGAATTGTGGTAAGTTAATGGGTAAGGTGTGGTCAATAAAATTAGAGGGGGATAAAGATATTGCCGATTTAAAAGGTGATTTAAGTGAGTATAAAATAAAAAAAATAGAATAAATGAATTTAAAAGACATCTCATTAGAGATTAATGACTTATTAGAAAAAAGAAGAAAAGAATTAGAGTTAACCTTTATTGAAGAGGAACACATCTATTATATGAAAGATGTTGATGGTGAAATTAAAAAGAACTTCCCATCGGTATCTAAAATTATAAAAAAATTCTATAAACCATTTGATGCCAATGGTATGGCATTAAAGATGTCTAAAGGTGATCCTGAAGGGCAAGCAAATTTGCTTGCGGAATGGAAACAAGCTGGTGACCTATCAACTAATATGGGTAGTAGAGTTCACTTTGAATTGGAATCTGATTTGATTGGTCGTTTTGATAACTACAAAGAAGTTAGACAACCATTATTTGACATTAATGAAGAACAACAACGTAAGAGTGACAACATGATTGTTGCGGGGAAACAATTTCTTGATTTAATGTTAGAACGAGGTGGGGTGTTATTAGATACTGAAATTGTATTAGGTGACCCAACCGAACAATATACAGGACAACCTGATAAAGTTTGGTTAATGGAAAATAAAACTAAAGATGATTTTGGATTTGTTATTACAGATTGGAAGACGAATCAACCAAAGAACTTTGAGGTACATCATTATACAGGTAAATTATATCCACCGTTTAGTGAATATCATGACAATGCATTAAGTCATTATTATTTACAACTACCATTATATGGTAGATTATTACGTAAGATGTTAGAAGGAACAAAATATTCTGATACTAAATTATTAGGCGGCGTAATTGTTTTATTAAAAGAAGACGGAACATTTGTTGAATATAAAGTTCCACCACAAATTAACAACACAATTCAAACAATGGATTTAACAAAATATATTTCAAGATGGTCAAAAAAATAATTCACATTGCAGATTTACATATTCGTACAATTCAAATGCATGATTTGTATAGAGAACAATTCGAAATATTATTAAATGAATTAAGTGTAAAATTCTTAGAATGGGCGGATGAAAATATATCACATAACGAAATTAGAATTGTTATTGCGGGTGATATCGCACATCAAAAAATTAATATC